CTGATGACGCACGCGGCCGGCTTTCTCGCTGAGGAATGAACATGAAAAACGTCTACATCGAATGCCAGTCGGTCGAATCCATGCAGCCGCAAGGCTCAGTCGGCACCCGCGCAATCGCCGTTGAACTCAGCATGACGGACGCGCAGGTTCGCGCCGCTGTGCTGGACCTGATCGGCGAAATGCCCGAGCAAGCCGCGTTTGAATGGTTCCGCGATGCGATGCCGGAATGGTTCAAGGTGGCAGCGTGAGCAAAACCGACAGCGGCGGGCCTGCGTTTCCTTCGCCTGAATGGTCAGACGCGCATGGAAACATTGCGCACCAAGAGTACGGAATGACCCTGCGCGACTACTTCGCGGCAAAGGCACTGCAAGGCTTGATCCTCAATTCTCAAGGCACGCAAGGCTTTGACATGGCACTGATTCAAAGCACTGGCGCTGAACTCTCTTACGAGTTTGCTGACGCCATGATGAAAGCGAGGGCGCTGTGAAAGCGCTCCGCGTCTTGTCTGAGGCTTTGAAACTCTGCGTCATCTTCGCCGTCTTCATCATCGTCGGCGCACTACTCGGGAGCCCGCTGTGAACTGCAATCCATGCTCAGGCAACTGCAACCAGGGCCGCCAGTGCCCCGCCAACACGCCCGCCGAAGCCTGCACCGAACTCGGCTGCGATGAACCCGACTTCACGGCAGCGGCGCGATTCTGGACCCTGTATCTCAGCCTCGCACTCGTCGCAATCGTTGCGGCAGTCGCGTCGCTGGTCTAGTCAACGGGGCGAGCCCATGCGGGCTGAGGCGATGGATACCTTTTTCGACAGGTGCGGTGTCCGCCAAGGATCGCCAATAGCCGGATTGCTTCCGGTAGCCCCCACCTAACACACGGAGAGAACACCATGAAAACGATTCTGCGGTACATCCGCTATCACTACGCCATGTGGCGCCATCAACGCAAGTTCGGCAAGTTTCCGCCGCTGGGGTTCTGACATGAGCGAAGCACTCAAACAACTGCGCGTCCCGTTCGCGCAAAACCAGATCAGCTACTTGCCGAAGGGTGGCGTGAAGCTGGCCTATGTTGGCCACGCTGCGCTGACGGATCGCCTGTTGGACGTTGACCAGGCTTGGACGTGGGAACCGCTGGCACTCGGCTCCAATGGCCTGCCAGCGCTTGATGAGTCGGGCGGGCTGTGGATTCGCTTGACTGTCTGCGGCGTCACCCGCTTGGGCTATGGCGATGCCGGCCAGAAGAAAGGCGGCGATGCCATGAAGGAGCGCATTGGTGATGCCCTGCGCAATGCCGCGATGCGATTCGGCGCCGCGCTCGACCTCTGGCACAAGGGCGACTTGCACGCCGATAAGGCGCAAGGCGATGAGCGTGCCGAACGGCTTGAGAAGCAGCGCGCCGCGATCATGGAAGCCAGCAGCACCGGAGCCCTGCGGATGCTGCTGGGCGATGCCATCGACGTTGCGATGCAGCAGGACGACAGCGCTGCGGTGGATCAACTCAACGCATGGGCCGAAGAAAAGCGCGCCCAGGCAAAACCGAAGGTGGCAGCGTGAGCAAAGCAGCCCGCAGCAACTACCCGCCGGAAGGCGACAAGCGGCTGACCATCAACATCAGCGCAGAGCTTCACCTGAAGCTGAAGATGGCCGCTGTGATGGCCGGCACGACCATCGGTGAACTGGTGGAGAAATTCGCCAAGACCAAGCTGGACGAGATGCTTCGTCACGGCATCAAGTAGGAGCAAGCGTGAACCTCTTTTCAATCACCGCACAGTACCGCGCCGACCTGGCAGTGCTTGCCGATTTGGACATTGACCCGCAGACCGCAGCCGACACGCTGGAAGGCATGCAAGGCGAGATCCGCGACAAGCTGGAAGCGGTCATCGCCTACAGCCTTGAGCTCGACATCCTGGCCGCTGGTGCATCGGATGCAGCAAAGCGCATGCAAGAACGCGCCAAGAGCCTGGGCAACCGCGTCGAGTGGCTGCGGGCCTATGCGCTGACCAGCATGCAGGCAACTGGCATCGGTGATGTCAGCAACGACGAGTTCAGCGCAAAGGTGGCGAAGAAGCCGGCCAGCGTGGTGATTGCGCCGAATGCCGATGTGCCGCTGCCGTACATGCGCGAGACCATCACGGTAGCGCCTGACAAGGTGGCGCTGAAGAAGGCCATCGAAGGCGGCACGATCATCGACGGCGTGACGTTGCAGCAGGGTTACCGGCTTGCGGTGAAGTGATGTTTCCCAAGGCAACCCGCGTGCGCTCAGAGTCCTACCGCAGATGGGTTGCCACGCTGCCGTGCGCCATGTGCCAGGTTGAAGGGCACACGCAGGTAGCGCATCAGAATTTTGGCAAGGGCATGTCTATGAAAGTGTGTGACCTGCTGACGTTCCCAGCCTGCGGCCCGCATTGGGGCATGCCGGGCTGTCACTGGCAGATTGACAACACGTTTCAGATGACCAAAGAGGACCGCCGCGAGCTTGAGGCGCGGTATGTGCAACAAACGCAAGCCGCAGCGGTTGACGCTGGCCGGCGCGAATTTAAGGTGGCGGCGTGAGGCGCCCGCTCTTTGTCTTCATCAGGGCCGCGAAAGAACACCCGAGCGTTCCGCCAGAGCTAAAGCACAGCGGGATTCTGTCTCTTGAATGGATCATAGAAAACAGACGCGGGGAGGTTTGGCCGCTGTATTACTACCCTCCCCCGAGCGGGTCACGAGCCATCGAAGAAGTAGCGCAGCGAATCTTCAAGAACCGTGGCCCGGTGCGCAACACGGCATACGGCGCTGCTCTTGAGCGCGTTGCCGAGTCCGTTTACGACTCAAGTTCTCAGCTTTCTCTGTTCATCCGGCGAAACGATCACTACACAAAGAGCGGCTGCTTTGCAAACAATGGAGACGATCAGCAGCGAATCTATGAAACAGGCAGCAAGCCATGGGACACGTTCCACACAAAGACCATCCCGATTGCACTTGCCAAGAAGAAGCCTTGCAGATGGTGCGACAGGCCCGTTTTCTACAAAGACAAGTGGATCAAGTGGAATGGCACCGTTAGATGCAACTCCGCAGTGTGCAGGCGCATTGACTACCTGCAAGACATACCGCAAAGCCGTGGCGGGATTGACCTAACACCGGCACAGCGCAAGGCGTCACCGCGCGAAGCATGGGACACGCACAGAGCAATCAACTATCTAGCCTTAGTGGCAAAGGAAACTAAACGTGCAAATCGATCAGCAAATCATGACATTCGGTGACGTTCGCCGCATCATCATCGACACCGTTATCAAGGTGCGCAATGGGGACATGGGGACATCGCAGGGCATGACGATTGCGGCCCTGATGAAGTCGCTCACCGACAACGTGCAAGTGGAAATCAACGCGGCCAAGCTGGCGATCCAGACCGAGGACAAGGCCAACAACTTCGGGCGTGTTGTCGGCATGGGTCAGCGGCTGATTGGTAACGGAAGCGGGCAGGATTCGTGACCATCATCGAATCCAGCAGTAGCAGCGCACGCACTATGGCCGATGGAACTCTGCGCCTGACCGTGGACATCGAGCCGCGCCACTCACAAGCCGCGTTTGCATTGTTCGGTGCGCCAGGCACGCCGATGGCATTGGCCGCGATCAAGTGCGCGACGGCAGAGCCAGCAGAGAAGCCGAAAGGCGGCAAGCTGGCACGCGACGTAGCGATGATGTGCGCCAACCCCGCGTTTCACCGCTGGGCGCAGGAGCATTTCACGCGCGAGTGGGGCGATGCGCCAGGCGACACGCCGACAGCATGGGCTGCTAGCGTTGTTCGCGCGGTGTGCGGTATTGAGTCGCGGGCGGAACTGGACAGCGACGAGGCTGCGGCAAAGCGGTTTCATGCGCTGATTCGGCGTCCGTTTGAGGCTGCGTAACGTTCGAGCTAAGCCGGCCACGACGGCCGGCGCGAAAGGATGAACATGACCACAGAAAGTGACCGGCCGTTGGGGCTCGGCTTGAGCGAGGGGTTGGGCGGCGCCCGGCCCATGCTGAATAACAGGAGAAAGATGATGATGGGAAGAAGCGAACTGTGCGCCTGGCTGCGCGCCAACAGCAGCGGCATCTACCGGCCGGCAGCAGAAGCAGCCGACGAGATAGAGCACTTGGCCGCAGCTAAGGACCAGCACTTTGCGCAGGCGATGGAGAACGGCGCCAAGGCCAACGCCTACCGCGAGGCGCTTGAGCATGTGGTGCGGGTTATGGGGCCGAAGGCGCCGCCCTGCTGCGATGGCTGCGAAACAGAGCGGACAGAAGCACTGAGCACGGCCCGCGATGTATTGGCGCCGCCCAACGCCGTGCTAACCGGACCCGCGCGCCGGCCCCAACGGGGCGAACCGCTGCCGTGACGGGTCCGGTTGAGCACACAGTTCGGCTGCTGCCGAAGCAAAAGGAGATTTTTGATGAAGAACTATTTTCAGTGGTTGGTGGGGCACTCTCTGCATTGGGCCGTGCTGTACGGTGCATTTGCAGCGGATGTCGATGGCGCGATGTACGTGCTGAAATTTTGGGTATGGGTGCTGCTGCCGCTGTCTCTGTTCTTGCTGGCAGACAAGGCCACCGCCGATGCCGCAAAGAAGCCAGCCCGGCCCGTTCGTGGTGCGCTGAACTTATTCCAGGCGTGGGCAACGCTCGGCCTGCTGTTGTGGTTTGGACACATTGCCAGCGCGCTAGCTTGGGGATTCGTGATGCTGGTGGTAGCCGTACACCGCGACAAGACCGACAAGGCGCGGGCTTCAACTGCAACGGTCACCGCCTGACGCCGAACGTAGAAGCTAACCGGCCACCAACAGCGCGAGGAACCACATGACACACATAGAAGCACCGCACGACCCCGACCACCGGCCCGCTGTTGGGGGTCCGGCTGAGCGAATGGTTAGGCCCCAACGCTGGACAGGCGCAAACATTCACGCGGCCGACGCTGGCGGGTTTGTAGCCATTGGCGACTACCTGGCGCTGGAGCGGGCAACGGCCATGCTGGCGATTGAGCGCGCCGAACTGCGCCACGCCGCCCAACAAGTGATAGCGCACATGGATGGCCGGCAGCCCGTGCGCGGGTGGCTGAAGGACACCGACAAAAGCCGCGATGCCCTGGCCGAACTGGTGCGGGTGCTTGGGGCCTAACGTTCGAGCTAACCGGGAGACAACGCGATGACCGACCAAGACACCGACACCCACGACCCTATGCCCGCCGCCGAGCCGTTGGCTCTCCGGTTGAGCGAGGGGTTAGGCGCGGGCCGACCCATGCGAGAGCACCCAGTCTGCACCCTGACCGCCGCAGAGGTGAACCACCTTCGACGCCTTGTGGTCTGGGTGGATTGCGATGTAGGGCAGGAACCCGATGCGATGGTGGACATGGTGCGCGCGATCTGCGAGCGCCTGGGCGATGTGAGCGAAGAAGGCAAGGCGCGGCTGGTTGAGTCGCACGCCCAGGCCAGCAGTGTGCCGCAGTATGTGCGCGCCGCGATCAAGGCTCTGCGCAAGACGCTGGCCGCACAGCCTGCGATGTTTGAAGACGCCACAGAGGTTGAGCAGCCGGTATTGCCCGCGCCTAACGTGATTTAGACAACTTCACCAGACTTTCCGCCATGCAATTTCGCAAGCCACCAAGCCATGCCAGCCGGATCAGGAGCGCAAACGCAGAGCGCGAGGCCGGCATTCCTGACCGCGAATCCAGCGACAACCGCCAGCCGTTCGATCTGGACTTGCTGCGCGCTGGCGGGCGCAATCTGCGGATAGAGCCGCGACTAGGCTACGTGGCCTGGCGGGCTGTTGATGCTGCGAGCGGCGAGGTTCTGTACTGCGCCGCGCTGAAAGAGCTGCTGCACCAAATTGCCGACGACCTACCGCGCATGCTGGCTGCGCGTAACTTTTGAGGACGCGAATGGATCTGATCGACACTGGCGACATCGCCGCCGACCTTGGCCTAGAGCGTGACTATGTGACCCGCAAAGTGGTCAAGCGCCCCGACTTCCCTTTCCCGCTGCTGGTGCTGTCGCGCAAAACCGTCAAATGGTCCCGCGAGGCTTACGAGGCGTGGAAGGCGAACCACTACCTCAGAGCTTCCGCGCAATCTCGCTAGCGGTCTTCCGGTAGTAGCGGCTGAGAAGAATGCCCATGTCTTTGTGCCCGCTGACCCGCGCCAGTTCAAACGGGTCTAGCTTGGATGACATCCGCGTCAGGGCTTCGGCTCTTGAGTCGTGGAACGTGAAGCCCGCCAGGCCGGCGCGTACCCGAGCTTTGCGGAACAGCGCATCAAGGCTTGCGCTGTCCACCGTCCAGCCGCGCCACGACTTGAACAGACGCACCGCAGCACGCGATAGCGGAACGTCCCGATCATCCCCATTCTTGGTGTCCAGCAGATGAGCAACCCGCCCGCCGAAGTCGATGCTTTGATGGCTCAGGCTGAGAATCTCGCCCGCACGCATGGCAGTTCTCAAGCCTATGAGAAATGCAAGGGCAACCTCTTGTTGCTTGGTCTGCACCTTGCCAGTCTCGTAGCCCAGCGCACGAACTACACCGCGCACCTCTTGCCACCTGATGCGCCGGGTACGTGGCTTGTTTTCTTCGGGGATGGCGACACCATCGAGCGGGCTAGCGTCGATCCACTTCCACTCCTTGACCGCGATCTTGAACACTGAGCGCAGCACCGTGAAATCACGCCGCACAGAGCCCGCTGTAACGCCCCGCAAGCGTAGATCGCGCCATCTGGCTAGGTCCGTGGCTGTGAGGTCTTGCAGCAGCTTCCCGGCCCACGGCTCACGCCCGAACGCGCCTAGCCGCTTGACCTCCCACGCGCCGCCTTTTTTCTTCGGGCTGACCTCTGCCGCGTACTTCTCCAGCGCCTGCGCTACCGTGTACTTCGGCAGCGTGCCGCGCTTGCGCGCCAGTAGATCGGACTCGACCTGCCGCGCCCAGGCTTCGCCGGCTGCTTTGGTGGCGAATGTCTGAGACTGGCGAACGCCGAGCCGTGCGACTTGCACGCGCCAGCCTCTCGCGGTCTTGTGAAAGTGGGCCATGTGGGGAACTGGCGGGGAATCGTGGGGAATCCCACGCCACGCGATCAACGGAATGGCCGCGATCCTATGCCCGAAGCGGGGAAGAAAAATCCCCACGAACCCGATTGCGCCTAGCTGTTTTGGGTGCTACAAACGGAATCGAACGCCAAAGCACGAACCGGCGTAGATTCCTGTCGGAGGCACCAAGCCTCCCTATGAAGATCGCCCCGAATGGGGAAAAAATGGGGAACTGATGAACTTCACCGACCGCTGCGCCATAGCCACCGCATGCCTGCCCCGCGCCGAATACCGCACGAAGCTGGAGCAGTTGCACGCTGAGATGCTTGCCGCGATTGCTGTGCAGGCCCTGCCTCATGAGCCCGACAACGCGCCTGTAGCGTGGCAGTGGCTGAAGTCGGGCACATTCCGCGTGAACCTGCCGCGCACCGCAGAGCGTGGCGCATGGCGCCCACTCTACGCAGCACTGAAGGAACAGCCATGAACGCCGACTGCAAGCACCAGCGCATCCAGACCTGGCGATTCGAGGACTCCGCCGAACTCGCCGGCCTGTGGTCTTGCACAGACTGCGGGCGCCGGTTTGAGCCGGTTGCGGCGGCTCCCGTTGCGGATCACGCCTGCACCACAAGCGCCGTTGTGGATCGCCAGCCGCTGGCCGATGCGCAGATAGCCGCGTTGCCCGTTTGGGCGCCGTTCGTCGGACTGTGGCCCGAGATGCGGATTGAAATTGCACGAGCCATCGAAGCCGCGCACGGCATTGGGGATGCAGCATGATCGACCTAGAGCGCATGGCCCGCGAGTGCATCGCCGAAGACTGGGATAGCGGCGGGCGCTACTACCGCAACATGGACCTTGCTCGCTTTGCCGACCTGATCCGCGCTGATGAACGGGAGCGGTGCGCCAAGGTGTGCGATCCGACCGCCGCCATTACGCAAGCTGACCATGCCGCCTTGATGGATGCGCCGTGCCGGTGCGGAGCCGGGCGGCTGCTGGATTGCATCGCTGAATCCTGCGAGAAGGTGCAAGCCCGCGCCGCAGCAATCCGCAATTAGCAACTTTTACCCGCCAGCCGCTAAAGCAGCAGTCTCAGGGCATAGGTTCCCCAAGAGGTGAAAGCACAGGAGCTATCGCCTTCGCCCAGCCTTCGGATCTAGTCCAGGCCCAGCGTACCGTGGAGGCAGCTATTCAATCCGCTGCGGCGCTTGTATCACCCTGTGTTCGCCGCAACATCTGGAGTCCCTAGCTGACAGGCTCCACGGCAACGCACCGGAGGTAACGGCGGCCGGTCTGCTTTCCGGTGCCCCGATTCATGGGCGTAGCTCGTCGCCACTACCCGACCGGAGGCACAGAAAGGTGAAAGCCAGCAGCTTCAGCCCGTCCGTGATGGGGATCAGATTGGCACAAGGCCCGGACGAACCGAAAGCCTGCTGGCCTTCGAGGTAAATTTTGCCTCTGATCCCCATCATTGGCAGGGACTATTTTATCGCAACACTGGATGCGCGTACAGTGGTTTTTGTGTTATCCGCGCGCACAATGAAATACAGGAACACCAAACATGACCGCTAAACCTGAAGCCGTTGTTGATCTGTCAGAGTCGCTTCTAACCTACCTGCTTTGCGCCGACAACGACGACTTTTCCGTCTCTACCGGGTTCAATGGGCGAGCCGTTGAACTGACGTTGCACGACGCCGGGAAGAAACTAGGTTTTCGACAAATGAGGCCGCGCCAAACATTCACCGTTGACCAAACGGCTTCGCGGGACTTTGCCATTACGCCCGACTACCTCTTAAGGAAGCCTCAAGAGACGATTGGCAAAGAGTGCGAGTTAGCTATGTTTTCCCCTGATGGGCAAGCTGTTAACTGGTTCGGCTTTCGAAAGCTTCAAAAGCGCCCGCGTGGCGTGTGGGTTGAACGACTAGGCTGCGATCTGTACGAGGTACATCACCGGAAGATTTCGGCAACCGGACATTCAACTTACGGGTGCGGTGTCGCGGCGCTTGACCGAGCCGGTAGGCCTGCCGCTGCCGCGATTGAGGGCTACAAGACCGGCAACCCACTGCAGGATTCCATCGTTGCCATCATGTGCGCTTCAGTGGTTGAGGATGCTCACCGAATAGATGCGTTCACAGCGCGCATAGCTTCGGAGTCCGCCATCATCTTCCCAATCAAGGCAGGCGAGCATCTGGAGGCGTTTGCTCTGCGTGATGGCCCATTGGCGGCATCTGGAAGGCGGAAGGCGCTTCTTCATTGGGTGTCGTCCCATGTTAGGCGCAAACCAAACGGCGGCGATACCAACGTATCAAAGCACACGCGAGGCGCATGCAATTTCACCGTGGAGGGCTTATCGGTTTCAATCTCAGAGAACGAAGTTCCCGCGATGCGTGCGGCCTAGTTCGATGCCATCGGCCCAAAAGCCACGGGACGCGCCTTGCGATGCGTCCATCAGCGCATTGCGCCGCTTCAGTGCGTTGTCAGCCATTGGTCTTCGCCTCTATCCGCCGCTGCGACACGTTGCCCGCCACGTACACGCCAGCAATGCCCAGCGTTACCGTGACCCACTCGCCGCCGCTCAGCTTGCCGAACGCCAGCAGCAGGCACGATGCAATGAACACCTGTTGCGCTAGGACGTAGCGCCGGCCGCCGATGCTGTCGAAGTTCACTTCGGCACCCGGTCGATGAAGTGAACCGCCGCGTAGATGACCCCGCTTACAGCGCCAATCATCGCCAGGAACGCTAGCCACCGCGTAGCACTGGTCAGCCACCGATCCAGCGTAGTGCCGACCGCGCCAAGCTGCACCTTGATTTCGAGCGCACGCAGATCGTCCTTTGTCGCGTAGGACTGCATCCGCTGTTCAAGCGCTCTAAGGTCGTCTTTCGTCGCCATGTTGGCAACCGCTAGCAACACCTTCGCCATGTCCTTGCGGAGGTAATCGAGGTGCAGGTCTAGAACGGCTATGGAGTCGGCTGGTCGTTGGTCGTGTTCGCTCATGTTGCCTGCTATTTTCCGCTCTTGGAACCTGTTAGGTCTGACAGGTTGACGCGATGCGCGAGATACGCCACAAAGAGAATGCCCGCCGCGCCGATGTCGAACCCGATGCGCGCCGAGCAGATGCCCTCGCCCACCTCCACATGCCACGGCTCGACCATGTAGGCGATTGAGCAAAGCAGCACCTGGCATTCCTCCCACGCCCACCACATCAGCACCAGGCCAAGCGGCTTAGATGGGGCCATGCGCCATACAACAGCAAGCAAGCACAGCACAGCAGCCGCGCCCAGGCCCTTAGACGCCATGCCCTGCAATTCATCGGGGAAGTGCTGCCATAGGTAGTGCCGGCAAGCCCCGACCAGCAGCAGGCCAGCAGCCGGATTCATGGCGGTTCCTTCGGGCCACCGCCGCCACCGCTGCGAAGTAGTGACGCGATGCGCTCAAGGAATGCCGCAAGGGCTGATCTGATCTTGTTCATGCAATCGTCCATGTGCCAGAAATGGCGGTGATGATCCAGCCCGACGAGTCGTAAGCCTGAAACTCAATCCACCCGCCAACGTCCGGGGCTGCCGCGCTGGCGCTAGTCTTGATTGCGCCCACGCCCGCGTAAAGAATTGCAGACCCGCACGTAATTTGCAGCGTCTGGGCGCTGGCCTTGAACACGCGATGCCGCGTGCCGTGCGTCGGGGCCGGCAGTGTGAAAACTTGACCCGCCGCGCCTGTAGCCCTGGCAGTGCGCCCCGTGTCGGCCTTCAGAAGCGTGTACGTCAGCGCGCTGATCGAATACATCTTCTCGTCAACCGCCGAAATCTTGACGCGGCCAGAAGCGTTTGAGAACCCGCCAGAACTCCCATCTAGCGCGCTGTCGTACTGAATGGCCCCGCTCAAGAACGCCGAATCTGCCGCGATGCGATAGCTGTTCGTGACTGGCGACTTGAATTTGTCGGGGCCGAGTACCAAGCAAAGCGCCTCAGTCGGCGCAATGTCCCAGCCCCGCGTGCCGGTGCTGAACTCGTTTGCTACAGCGCGCACCGTCCCGCCCGTCAGCGTAAACCCATCCGTTCCGGCGCAGATGTTCCCCGTGAGGTCCAGGAACCCGTTCAGCGTGCCGGCCTTGCTTAAGTCGTTAAAACTGTTCCCGGAAATCTGCCCGGTGACGTTGACCAGCCGCATCCATTCCGTGCTGGCTTTTGCCGTGGTGCTGGGGGTAAGGATGCAGCCCTGCATCACCAACCCATCAACATTGTTCAAGTCAACAGCCCGCACGCAATCCACGTTGATCGGGTTGAAATGGCAGTCGATCAGGGATACCGTGGTTCGCGTGCGAGTCCCGCCGTGGCTAACCATCGTCCCGGTGAAGTCGTAGAACGTGCAGCGGTTTAGCACCAGGCCCCAGCCGCCGAATGTGTTCGCCAGCTCGGTGCGCGTGTCATCGCTGTAGACCCCAAGCACCGCACCATCTAGCGTGCAGTCCTCTAGGGTGACATCCTCGTCATACGTTATCCGAAGCAGTGATGCCGCCGTCTGCAGCCTGGTGCCGCCAGTGATCCCGTAAGTCCCGAGATAGCAGTTCTTGAACTTCGTTGCGGGAGCGTCAATCGCATCGACAAGGTGCCCGGTGAACCCGGAGGTTTCGTAGCAAATGTCCAAGTCTTCAAAATGGACAGACCGAGCGCCGTTGCGATACAGGCTGATGCCGTACCCGCTCGACGTGCCGGTAATCAGCAGCGTGGTGCGCCCATAGATGGCATTGGTGAACCTGCGCGAGCCTGCGCCTTTGAAGGTCAGCCCCATGTCTGCAACGATCTGCAGCGTGTTGGCCGTGATCTTGAAGACGCCGGGGCCAAAGTTTAGCGTTCCGCTGCGGTACATCGTGATCGTGTTGCCGCCGATGGTGTCTAGTCGGCTTGCGCTGTAGAGCCGTAACGCAGCGATTGCGGCAACGATTCCGGTCGTGCTGTCGGCGGCGCCAGTGGGGTCAACGCCTGCGAAATCCTCTGCGCTGACGGTCTCCCGCAGCTTGGCCTGAGTCGTGCGGGCAACCGCGCCAGAGCCGGAAGCAAGGAAGATGGTCGAGTCCGACTCGGCGGGGCTGATGTTGTCAACGTCCCAAATCGTCGTGCCGGCTGAGTTCTTCAGGATCATCCGGTAGGACACCGCGCCCAGCCACACGGACGCCCGGCCAGCGCTGTCTAGCGTCACCTCGACCGCGTTGGCAACGTCGCCGGCTTGCGTGGTGTAGGTCGCCAGCGGGGTCAGCGTGCCGGCTGCGTAGCTGCACAGCTTGCCGGCAGACAGAGGATTGCCCGACGAATCGAAGCCTTGGAACTTGCCATCACTGAACAACGACGCCATATCGGCTCCTGAATGCAAAAAGCCGCACAGGGCGGCTTCATCTGGTGGACGTAAAAAAGCCCGCGCTGGGCGGGCTATAGTTCGGCGATGAATGAAACCCTGTTCGGGTTCGATCCGATCTTTCTCGGCTGGCTAGTTGCGGCGCTTATCCTCGCGGCCATAAACGGACGGGGTGGCGGCAAGGGCGGCAGCGGGAAGTAGCGCATTGACCCGCGCGCCAGCTTTCGGCGCTGCTTGAAGGCTCAGAGCATTTGCCGGCGCCATCACTTGCCGCTGCTGCATGCCTTGAATGACGCCCGTGATGGTGCTGCCGACTACCGGCAATTTCTGCGCGCCTGCCTCAAGCATGTCAAGCCCGCGCCCAAGCACTAGCGCCCCGCTGTTGCTGTTGTTCACCGCCGACCCGGCCGGCTGCGCCTGCATGTACTTTGCAGCGTCACCAATGTCGCGCATGTGCTGGATTTCTTCGCGGTTGAAGAACACTGGAAGCTTGTTCTCAAGCGCCCGCAGCGCATCGCGGTAGGTCTTGCCGCCAAACTTCACGATGTCCTCATCGCCGCCTGTGGCTTTGTCCTTCAGGTGGCGCACAAGGTAACGCCGCATCTGCGCCAGCGCTTGCGGGTCCAGTTCGTCGCGCAGCGCCCGAACGTCAGCAGCCGTCGCGCCGTTGCCGATGACGTAGCGTTGCACGAACTGATCCGGCTCGACGCCATCGACCACCGCCGAAAGTGCCGGGTTGCTTTCGACGCGGGCCATCCATTCGCGGTTAGCCCTGCGCGCCGCGTTGAAGGCTGCAACGCTTTCTTCGCCGGCCGCTACTGATGTCGGAACCGTCCCGTTCACCGCAGGCAAGCCGCCAGGGTTCACCCGGCCTTGACCCTGCAATGGCGCTTCATCAAGCGCCTGGCGGAACAGCCGAACCGCCGTCCTGACGTTGCCGTCAGCAGAGTTGCGCTGAATATTGCCCGCGCTGGTCTTCAGTTGCTCGGCTACGTCAACCGTCAGCGGGTACTCGCCTTGAGCGATGGCGTTCATCTTCTTAACCAGATCGGGCGGCAGGAAGCTACCCACGTTCGCCTGATCTAGAAGTTCATTCGCCCTGCGCGAGAAGGTGCCGCCCTCAAGCGGCAGACTGCGGCCCTGTGTGTCGCGTGCGCGTGCGTAAAGCGCGCTGATGTTCGCCTGACTGCGCGACACCAGACCTTGCAAGCTGTCAATGCCGGCCTGACCAGCACCGGACGCACTAGGAGCGCCCGCAGCGCCCGCATCATCCAACTGGCGCAGCAGTGACGACACGTTGCGGTTCTCAAGCCCTGGCAGCGTTTGAAGGCTTGGGCTGGTGCTGTTGGCGCCGGTCTTGGCTAGGTTCTTCTCCCGCGTAATCATGCCGGGGTCTTGCGTCAACTGCCCGACAGTCGGGGTCACGTCGGCGCGTCGGAACACCAGCAGGCGGCGCACCGCGTCAGGATTCAACGGCTGGCCGGTGTTGAGTGCTTGCGAGACTTCCTGCCGCATGCCCTGCTTGATGCGTTCGGGAACCTGCGTCCAGTCGATGCCGGAACGCTCAAGCACCAGCGAGATTTGCTGATCCGCGCGGGTGAGTTCTACCGTCTTCGGCGTCAGCGCGGCGCGCGCCTTATTTGCTGCAGCGCCGGCAGCACTTGGCAGCATGCCGCCAGCCACGCCGCCGACCATCGACGCAGCGAACTGCTCAACAGGTCCGCCGCCAGCCTCACGAACCGAGCCGCCAGCAAGGCCAGCACCGGCAGCGCCTGACAACTGAGCGCCAGGATTGGCCGCTAGCGCGTTCAGCGTCGTCTGAGCCAGCCCAGGCGCAGTGCCAGCGGCAAGCCGACCCATGCCGCCAGCAAGGCCACCAGCGCCGGCCACCATGCGGGTGGCGTCACCGATCACCCTCTCGTTAGCGTCACGCGGAGAAGGCAGGCCAATCGCATCGGCTGCTTTTGAAGCAAGCTGCCCCACCGAGCTTTCAAACTGGTATGGCTTCTGACCAGTCACCAAATCGCTGAGAGAAAGCGACGGCTGCACAGCCCTTGCGCCAGCATTCAGCAGCGCCCGGATTGGCTCGGCCCCGATGTCCAGCATTTGACCAACACCTTCCGCGCCGTAACGGGCAAACAACCCGACTTGGCGCGGTATGTCGCGCAGCGCAGAGCCGACCTGTTGCGATGCCTGCGGCGCTGGCTGGCTACCGGATGCGCGGGCCTCAAGCTCCGCAAGCCGGCGCAGTGCAATCAGTTCTTCGTGTTCGTCCATTACTTGCGCCCCAGCTTCGCCCGCAATTGCTCAAGCTCCGCTTGCTCGGCTGCCGATAGTGGCTCTGCCGTTGGCGGAACCGTCGATTCGTAGCCAGCCCGGCCTGACGCCTTGCTCATCGCCTCGACCGCGACAGCCCGCGCCCTGCGCTTCTGGTCAATGACGGGCTTCATTTCCCCTGGCTGCGGGAAGTAAGAAGCAATCTCGCGGTCCATCTCATCGGTTGCAATAGCCGCGCCCGATTCCTTGCGCAACTTTGCCCTCACCCAATCTTCTTGGGCTTGCCGGTACTGCTGTTGGTCCGAGTTCATCACCGCAGTGCGGGCTGAATTTCCAACCAGCGGCAGACCTCCGGCAATGTCGGTACCGTAGGTTGACCGGCCTGTTTTCTCAAACTGATCTAGCAGCTTTGTAGCCTCAACCATGCGCGACGCATAGCCTGCTGCGTTGCGCTCGCCTTCTGTCGCCTTTCCGCCGCCTGCGCGTTCTGCCACGTCATTCTCTTTCTCATACTTGAACTTGTCAGCCGCAAGCCCGCTGGTAACGCCGAATTGACGCTGATCCTCACCCAGCCGCGACACCTCGCCGGGCGTCATACTGCGCTTTGCCGTGCCGCTCACGCTGACAGCGCCGGTAAGCGGATTGCGTGCGGTGTACTGCTCAGCGCCGCCAAGGTTCGTGCTGCCCAGCGTCGGCAGCAGATCCTTCGGAGCCATCGCGCCAGCCAACTGCCGCTGCCGCCAGCCGTCAAACTGCCGCAGGTCTATCGGCATCCCGTCGAGCGCTGCCATTGCCTGCGATTGGTCCCAATACCCGCCAGCCACAGCAGCCCGCGCAATGTCGGCGGCCTCTTTGGGGTTTTGCGCACCTTGCAGCCTTGCGCGCACTTGCTTGTCGGCTTCGATCTTGCGGTTCTGCTCAGAGGTTGCCGTAGCCGCTTCGTCCTTGCCCGCCGTTGCCGCACCCTGCCGCTGCCTCATGAGAGCCTGGCGCAGCGCATCGGCTTGTGTGTAGCCGGCCGGCAGGTTGGTGCCTTCCATCGCGCTGATTCGCTGCTCATACGTCGCACCAGGCGGCAGCATCGACAGGGCATTGCGCAGCGTGTCGCCGTCCATGCGCGTGCGCTCGCGGTCCTGCTGCATTGCTTGCGCTTCTTGCATCATCAAGGCGTTTCGCTGCATGCCCTGCGCGCGGATGTCCTGGCGATCGTAGTCGTCTTGGTAGTCCTGCACCGAGCGCACCGGCCGCACAAGCGCGTTCATGATGTTTGCATTGATCGGCATGTCAGCCCCCCCACCAGTTTTTCCGCGCACCGTAGGCCGTTAAGCCATTGATCCCATCGGCAACAGCATTGGCCCCGACGATCCACGGCATCGCGTTTGCGTTGCCCTGATTGGTGATGTTGTCGTTGGTTTGCGTTGCGCCAGGCTGGCCGCCTTGTGCAAGCACTGACAGCCGGTTGAACGACTGGTCTAGCTTCGTGCCTGCGTAGTCCTGGCCGTAGCGCGTCAACGCCTTGCCCTGCCCGCCCGAGTACGTCATGCCGCGAGCCGCTGCGCCGCTGTTCAGGGCTTTGGTGCCCTCGTTCAGCCCGAACTGATAACCCGGCTGGCTTGTGAGCGTTGACGGGTCTTTCAGCAGCGCCTGCATCTGAGCCAGCGCCGAGTTGCGCGCAGCGACTGCGGGCGCGTTCAGCGCATTGGCTGCGTTGGTGGCGTCACGCTGTGCGCCTGCTGCCTGATTGGCGCCGTACATCTGTGTGCCCGCGCTCAGCAGTTGCCCGCCTGCGGTCTTCGCAAGCTGGCCCCAAGGGATGCCGCCGCCCGACAGCCCAGGCAGCGAGCCGGACGGCCCAAGCGCCGCAGAGTTCACACCGCCTTGAGTGAGCGCCGACAGTGAATCGACACCCGTAGCCGGCCCGATGCCGCCATACCCGCCCGCAGCGCCCGTGTTGGCTACACCGAACCCGCCTTCAGCGCCCGGCAGAGCGTAGGTCGCACCCTCAAGGCCCAGCGCACCAGCGCCACCCGCAAGCCCCGCGCCGTAGCTGCCGAGAAGGTTCCCGCTGGCGCCAAGGGCCGCAGAGTTCACCGATGCTTGCGTCAGCGCCGGCAATGCCTCGACGCCAGTGATTGCGCCGATGCCGCCACCAGAGCCAGCAGCGTTAGCGCCAGCCATCGGCCCGTAGCCCATAGCCCCCAGCGCGCCAGCACCGAAGCCGGCCATCGCAAGCGAGGGGATCACCTTGCCCGCTATTTTCATGGCCGTGCCGGTGTGGTCGCCCGTGCGGAAGTTCTCCGACTTCAGGTTCCCGGCAGCGTCCCGAATGTCCACATCGGCGTTCTTGCCCTGCATGCCCGGCGTGTAGTCGTACTGGCGCAGGAACGTCTCAAACTCAGGCGACAGGCCATACATCGCCTCAGTGCCCTGCCCGGTTGACTCAGACGGCGAGCCGCCCTGCCCTAGATACTGCTGCGCCTGGCCTTGATAGCCCAGCACTTGCGCCATCTGGTCGGGCCGGTACATGAACGGGTTTGAGCCCCGGTCCTGCGCCGCGTACTTCAGGTAATCGTCAAAGTTCATGCTCACTCCCAGCCGAAGACCGGCAGCCACACAAAGTTAATGACTTGCGATGGGGTGGCAGTGCCCACAAGGAACTTGCCCGCCAGCGCCAAGAATTCGCCAGGATTAACAAACACCGCCGCGTCACCCAGGTCTACGAAAATCCGCCCGCCTTGCGGTTGCGCCCCGATGGCAGCGCCGATAGCCCATGTCGCAAACCCCAAAGGAATACGGCGCGGCGCCTTTGCTGCCGCTCCCTCCGCCGTTGCCAATGACACAGCGGTGTGACCGAAAGCAAGCGAAAACTGAATGGTGGTTGCACTGGTTGCGACGGCAGCGCCGACGTTCACCAGATCAAGAAGCACGCCACGCAACACCAGCCGCCTGCCTGGCACTGCAATCGTGCCGGCTGGCACTTGGTAGCTGCCCCAGATGCCGTCTGTTGCCGCCGCTACCGCTGCAGTGACTGCGCCCTGTCCACCTAGACCAGCCGGAAGGTTGGCGGTCAGTGCGGTATTGGAGGGCGCCGCCGCTGTCGGGTTCGTGCTGTTGGGGTACGTCGCCAGCGATCCCATCGTGCCGCCGCTCAGACCTTGATAGCTGCCCATCGTCCGCAGTCCAATCACGGACATGCGGTCGCCGGTTTGCACGCCACCAATGCTGGTGCCGTAGTATTTGACGACCGGCTGATAGACAGCGCCCGCAGCGCCGCCAGTGATGACGAACCGGCACCCGAATGCTGGGATGGACATGCCAGCGAACGGCGCCGGATTAGCCGCTGGTGTCTCGCCCACGCCCCACAGTTCGCCGTTAATCCAGAACTCGACCTCGCGCTTACCGGCCGCAATGATGAAGCGGTTTACTTGGTTGACAACCGGCGCCCAGATTGCGCCAGCGTTGCTAGCGTCGGTCAGGGGAACCTCTGTTTCAACGCCGGCCACGTTCATGACGCCGACCAGGCCCGCAGACTTCATGCGCCAGAAAGCACCATCGGCCGGCGCGTAGGGGTTGGCTGTCGCAAAGCGCACGTTGCCAAAGTCAACAATCACGTTGGCCGGGCAAGTGACCGCCGGGAACGTCAGGCCGCACTCGCCAAAGATCGTAGTTGCAGTGACAAGCGGCGTTTCTGCGTAGGACTGGAACGTCACGCCGGTTGTCGTGGTGGTGATGCCGGTTGCATTGAGCAGCATGCCGGCAGCGGACCATGTGATAGTGGCCGTGGTGTTGCGATACGCAGCCTTGCCGGTGTTCTGAGCGGTGTAGTTGAACCACTCTTCGTCAACCAGCGAGTCTTGACCGACGCGGGCGCGCGAGTCCTCATCCACCTCAAACGACGACAGGTGCGGAGTTCCGGTGCGGTCGCCAGGATCGTCAACTTGGTAAACACGCACCGCGCCAACGTACTCTGGCGTCGTGATGTCGGGCAGCGCCGTCTTGAGGTTGTACCCCGCATCGACGTTTGCCTTGCCCGCCGTGCTTGAGCCGCTATCAATCACTGCCATTTAGGCCCCCACAGAGTATTGAACCTTGCGCAGTCCGACGACTGGCCCAGGCAGGAATTGCGCGTAACAGATGGCCGAGCCGACGCCAGGGTTCGCAGCGAATGCCGCGCCGTCCCATGCCCAGTCATCAGCAGTGCGGCCCGTAGCAGCCTTGCCGCATGGCAGCACTTGCATCTTGGATGCCGCAGTGATCGCCGCATCGGTGATCGTGAATTCGGCGCCGTAGACAGGAGCCGAGCCGAAGTCAACTTCTACTTCGGTCCACGTGCCGCCACCGCCTGCGACAGACACAACCGTTTTGCCGCCAGCGTCTGAGAGAGTGACGCCGGCCCCGGTGAAGTTCAGCACTGCGCGTTGAGTGAGGGCGATGCCCTCATCCTCGATTGCGTGGCCTTCGGTAAGCGCCGCGATGAGCGCTGCAAGCTCTGTATTGGTCAGCGCAATTGCACCGCCAGCGCGGTCGTACAGACCTTGCGCCCAGAAACGGAACCACGCAATATCAGCCTGCACCGCGACAGGCTTGCCGGCGACTAGCGCCGTGCCGATGGTGCGCGTTTGCGGGGGCGGCGAAAGCGCGCTCACGTAGCTGCCCCGCTCACGATGGCGAACGGGGAATCAGCCGAGAAACGGATGCGCCAAACGCGATCCCGAGCCCGGCCCAGCCTGCGCCACACAAGCCGCTGGTAGCGATTGCCCAGCGATCCGGCAGAGCGCATCACGGGATTGCCGAACGTAGCCCCGCCGTCGTTGCTCCACGAAAGCTCCGCCATCGGCTCACCCGTCGCAGCTTCGCCCGTTGTGCAGTCCAGCACAAACATGTTGTGCGTTTTTAACTCTCGCAGCGGCATCGCGTCGTTGGGGCTGGTTCGCTCACACACCAGCGGATCTCCCGCGAATGTGTGCGTGTCGGCATCCATGCGGTAAACGTTGCCATCAGCGTCACCGACAAGGTGCAGCCCATGCGCGAAAACGTGGTGCGTCACGCGCAAGGGCACAAACTGGCCGTTGCCGTCTAGGTCGCAAAGATCGAACCATGAGTTCGTGCTGAGTTGGTAGGCCAGAGACCGCGACAAACCGGGCGCGTTGATGACGTAGAAGGTCTCACCGTCCCACTGCAAGACATACGCAACAGCCGCTGAGAGGTCCGTTGAGCCCTGCAATAGCTGCTCGACTGCGGTATTGCTCACCCGCTGCGGTGGACTGCCAGCGGAGTGGTACACCATGCCCGAGCCATTGCCGTCGCGCCCGATCCACAGCATGCCGGCATCGGCTTTGACTAGCGACCACGTAGCGATACAGCCAACGTCGATAGTCTCTCCAGTTGATCGGGCAAGCGGAGAATCAACGCTCTGCACGGTGAAGAAGATTTCAGAAACCCTCGAACCCAGCACAAACAGCCGCTGATTGGTGACGATGTGCGCCACGATTTCATCGGGCGACGACTCAGCCGCCACCGTGTCGAGAGCGTCAATGCTGCTGGCATCCTCAAGCAAACTAGACGTAATGATCTGCGTTCCAGGCTCTACGAAGTGGAAGTAGCCATCCATGAACGCCACCCGATCAGAGCCTGGGAAATCCGGGTCAGTGATCGCCGCGAAGGCATTGCTTGCGAGCGTCAGCACGTACCCGTTCGCTCCGTCAACGATGACAAGCTGCGTCGTGCCCCATGCCATTCCGACAGAGCCGGTAGAGGTGGACAGCGTGCCCCGGCTGGTCGCAACGCCCGCACTCGATAGCTCATAGAGTGAGCTACCGGCAACAAAGAGGCAGCGCGAGCCGACTTCGATGCAGCCGCGAATCTCGCCGCCCAGCGCGGAGAACAGCACCAGGCCGGGCCATGCGGGCATGATGAATTGCGACTTGCTTGGCGTTTCCATGCGCTGAAGGCGGAGATTGACAGCGCGACACGCCGAAGCCTGGCGACTGGCTAGGCTGTAGCTGACGCCGACGAAAGGCAGGCTCATTGCGATGTGTACCGGCAGGGGATGGGATCAGGCCGCCAGCAGAGCAAAGTAGCTCGGCCATGTCGGGGCTTCGTAGGGGCCGACTGCGGGCGCCGACTGCATGGCCCGGCCGTCGAATGTGGCCGCGCCCTTGTGCAGGGTCACAGCACTGGAGCCGGCGCCGATCAGTGCGCTGGTGCTGGCGATGCGGTAATCGCCGGATGCCGCGTGAAAGAAGCCAGGATCGGTCCCCGGTGCAATGCAGTCTGCCGAACTGGTGCGGTTCGTCGGCGTGTTGAGCGCGCTCATCACTTGCTGGGTTGGGCTGTAGCCGATAAAAAGGCTGCGAGCCGCCACGATCTTGCCGGCCACCCAATCCGTTTCATCACCCAGCCAGGTACCGATTTCATTGGGATTGCCGCCTGGCGCGTTGATGATGATGCAGTTGGTCATGCGCATGCCGACCAGACTGGCCTTGGTGCCCACTTGGTACATCACATTGGCGGCCAGATGCACGCCCACGCCCTGCCCGTGCGGGAACGTCCCGCGTTTTGCTGCGACGTGCAGGCCGTTGGTCATGGTGTAGTCGTTGCCTGCGATGCCAGCCGCGTTGTTCCAGTTCGCCATGTACTCGCAGTTCAGCGAGACATTGGCATGCCAGAGCGAGCGGCCACCGGAGCCGACTTGGTAGGCCATGTACGAATCGCGGGCGATATTGCCCTCCCACACGGTGCCGTCGTCTTGATAGTCAGCGTAATAGCAGCCGCCATCGAATGTGCAGTTCCCCACCCCGTTGAGCCACCGGCCGACGTCGTTGCGCTGCACCTTGAATGCCTCTTCGTAGCCCAATGCTTGCGATGGCGTCAACTGGGTGTAGACGGCACCGGCAATGGACAGTGTGAGATTGCCGTCCAACATCAGGTTGTCGCGGACACGGCCAACCAAGCCTTTGCCGAATCCCTTGAACGCCGGGCCGCTCAAGCGTTGAAAGTCGTTGTGGTGAACGTCGATTTCCCAGCGCGCAGCCGTGGTGTTGTTGCCGCAGTTGACCCGCATCGCGGTCGTTGTCTCGTATGTCTCGCAGTCAGTCAACTCGAAACCGCTGATGATGCTGTCCGTGCCCCCCTGAAACAGCAGCAGACCGGCGCCGTACTCAGCGCGGATGCCGCTGATCGTCGTCCAGTTGCCGCAGCCGTAGAAGCTGAAGCACGCACCCAGTCCAAGGACGATACCGCCCGGCCCGTAGTAAGTCGAGGGGTCCACCAGCGACGAATTCAGGCCGGCGCCAGCCAGGTACAGGCGGGCATTTGCGCTTGAAACCCCGCTGTAGTCGAGATTCCAGCGCAGGGTGTTGTAGCCCATGCCGTTGACAAAATCGCCAACCCCGGCAGTGGCGCTAGCCACTTGCTCGCCGTTGATGTAGCCGCCGCCGTTGTTGTTGGTCGTGGATTGGTTCGTGCCGATGGCGTACTGTCCGCCGCACTTGATCCACACATCCCAATAATCGGTGGTCCAAGCGAATTGGATGTACCAGCCCTTCGGAACGCCAAAATTCAGGGCCGCATCCCACGTCCAATCCCCAGCGACCGGCAGCATGCGCATGCGGATCGTTGGCTTGGTCGTGCCCAGCGCCCCGGACGGCACATAGCCGGTGATGCGGGCCGGGCTGGCTTGCGTGCCGTTGAACGCCGTCGCCAGAAAACGCGGATTCGTGGCGCGGCTGATTGCCAGATCGAATACCGAGTCAGAAGCGAGATAGAGGCCGCCGCCTGCGCCGGGATTGAAGCCAGCGCTGATCGCGGACAGGTTCTGCTTTGGCTGGGCAAGGGTGCCCGGCCATGCATCACTGCCTCGGTTCGCGTCCACGTACAGGTCCGCCACAGGTCAGCCCCCGATCACTACCAGTTCGGCTTCCTGCAGCACAACCCAATCTGTCGCGGCGGCAGCGGTCTTCATCGTCACCGTGACGGACTTGTCTACCGTCATGTCGTTGGTGAAGATGATCTGTGCGTAGGTCACGCCATTGGCAACGCCTGACGTCTGCTCCGGGTGCGTCACCTTCAACGTGTTGGTGTTCCCGTCCATGTTGAAACCGCCAAGCGCGTTGGCGAAGTTGTTCGCCGCCGCAATCGTGGTCACATGAAACTGGCTAACCCCGGCGAAAACTTTCCCGGTCTTGACGCCACCAGCGCCGCCCGAGGTCATGCAAAGTCGCGTCTGCAGTCCGCCCCAGCGGTCAAGAGAATTGCCAGGCAAAGTCACCGCCAGCGCTGCCAAGTCAACGCCTGCCGTTTGTGTGTATGCCCCAGGCCCGGTGGTCGTGAACCCCGCCACCGTTGGAATGGTCGGGTAGCCGCTGGTGTGAGTGTTGTTGTAGACGACACCGACCGTGGTGCTGCTCATCACCGTCCAGAACCAGCCAGCCAAACTGCCGGCAAAGATTGCATTTGCCAGGAAGTACATGTAGCAGCGTGGATAAACGCGATCCAGCGCCACCCCCAGCGTTACCGCGCCGTTGTTGCCCATGCTGCCGCTTGCCGACAAAATAAACGGGATGGAAGTGTGCAAAAGTTGCGCGCGGCCATTGACAGGCGCCCAGCGTGCGCCGTCGCTTTGCCACAGCGTGCCGCCCTTGCCAATGTCGGTCACGCGGATCACGTTGCCGGTGTTGTCCACCGCTGCCGGCAGGTTGGCGAACAACGCAGATGGGGCGGAAATGCCAGCCCCTAACACCAGGGCTTGCAATGCCGTGTCCACGCCAGCGGGCGCGGTGTAGGTGGCATCGACGTTGATGGCCTCAATCGACAGCGTATCGCCGGCTTGAACACTGATCGTGCCGGAGGTGTACATCTCACGCGGCGCGAACGACTGCCCGCCGTTCTGCGAGCGCGCCTGAATCGACACGCGGCCAGAGGTGCCCGGTGTGACGGTGATGTCACTTGCAAGCGGGCAATAGACAGTGACCGAAGAGCCAGCGGAAACGGTAGGCATCAATAGCCCCTTTCGATGATGAACGTCGAGCCCGTTGCCAGGTCGTGCGTCGATTGAAGCGGCTCAGTGTTCGTGCGCTTGATGGCCCTTACAGCGCCAGCAGCGCGCCGCAGCACATCGCCTGGAGTGTTGATACCGAAGCTGCTGCAAAGCTCGTCAGCGAGCGTTGGAACGATTGCCGCCTCATAGCCATCCGGCAGCGTCACATCAGTTGCCAGCTCAAAGCTAGTCAGCAGCGCCTGGCAGTCGATTTTCAGCGTGTAGCCGGTGCTGATCGGGTAGGCATAGACGCGCCCGTTCGTCGTGTCTGCGCTGTACCAAATGCAAGACGGCGGGCCACCCGTCACGCTCTTGACGGAGATAGCGTCCCACTGTTCCCGCGTGAGAATCTTCACCGGGTACTCCATGCCGCCCGCATCCGTCGCAGTAGCTGAATTGACCTTGAGAGGCCGCAGCCCAACAACGCCGCCAGTCGGGCCGATGGTGTACGAAGCTGCGCCCGTCAGTGGCACGCTGTACTCCGCAAGCACCGGGAAGAACAGGCGCAGATTCGACCATTTGCCCATCAAGCGGTTGAGCGTGCGAAGGCCCAAAGCGGCATCCTCTGCGCTCAAGTCCTGGCCGGTCTCGGCTAGGTTCGCCTGCGCGAATGCGTCTTCGATCAGTTGCAGTGCTGTGGTCATAGGCTTTCTTTTGCGTCAGTCAATGGCGCACAAAAAAGCCCCCGAAGGGGCTCAGACTTAACCGTCGTTGTGAACGCGGGTCGCCAGTTGGGCGCGCAGAGTCTTGTAGCCATACAGCACGTCGATGCGACACGGGAACTTGTCGTTCACGATGTCGTACTGGCGCACGATCCGCATGCTGATGCCGTCCATCACTTCGCGGGCTGCGAAGTCCACGCCCTCGGGCATCACCAGATCGGCAGTGGCGAACGTGAAAGCGTTCCGGTGGAACGCCAGCGATTGCGTCAGGGTTTCCGACGCGCCCGCGCCGACCTTGGTAATCGCTGCGTTGTCAGCAGGCGAGCCGCTGACGTTCTGACGCGCGCCGCTGGTCACGATAGCCGGGCTGATCGCCAAGCTGGTCGCGCTGCCGCCGCTGTTCGCTGTAACCACAAACTGGTGCAAGACGCCAGCGTTCGCCTTCGTCTCCGGGTGGACTCGGAACACGTTGGCGAGGGTGATGACATCGCCCGCCAAGAACGTCGTGGTTCCGGTGTCAACCGTCAGAGCAGCGCCGGTCTGCGTGGCGCCGTTGACAAGGTATGTGGTGACCTTGGCGGCGGTGCCCGTGGTGTGCGGCAGGACCAGCGTGTTTTCGTACAGGTCGAAGCCGGCCGAGCGGTCAACGATGCCTTCGCGGAACATCTTGGTAACGTCCGATCCGGGGTTGAATGCATCCTTGCGGTCTCGGATCAGCTTGTTGGCGTGCGCGGTGTTCATCACCATCGAACGCTCGCCGTTCGGGACGAGCATGTTCGTAAGCATGGTCTTGGCGTCAACCACCGAGCCGAAGGTGAACGCAGCCGCGTCACCATCGACCAAGTTGTAAACGTCTTTGTACATGCTCAATGCGTCTGCTTCCAAGTTCGACGCCAGAACCGACATCGCCGGCTCAAGAATGCGCGTGCTGAAGTCCTGAATGCTCATCGTCCGTTCGGCCGAAGTGAAATTCAGGTCAACGCCCTTCTGGTTGTTAACCGAGAGGGTGGTGCTGGTTTCGGTGGTTTCCTGCGCTGACAGGGTCGCGCCAGAGCGAACGGTGTACTCGTTCGGCAGGCGGATGGTCAGCGTGTCGCCGATCTTCGCGCCGTCGCGTGCAAAGCGGTCGTCATACCCGCGATACACGTTGCCGATGAAGTTCAGCTTCTGGTGAAGGATGGCGAGAGCCGCGCGGGTCACCTCGGTGGGGGTCAGGATGGTGTTTGCCATGATTCGCTTTCAGTGATTGGTTAACGCTTGGCCCGCTGCTGAAGAAAACGCCTTGCCCATTCGTCCATTGGCAAGTCGTTCGACAGCGCCCCGGTGTCTCGCGCTATTGCGCGGGCAGGGCTGATTGGCTTCGGGGCCATTGATTGCTTGGTTTCCTTCGGCTTGCCCATTTCGATTTCGATGCGGGCCAGCTTTCGGGCTTGCTGAATGGGGGTCATGTCCGCCAGATCAGCCGCAAGGTCGGGATTGCTCCCGATGTGGTGAATCAGCGCAGCCGGGTCATCTGCTGCCAAGATGGCTTCACCGATTGGGGTTGCTTTGCCTCGCTTGTCGAACAGCGAGCCAACCTCTGCCGATACGGTTTGCACGGCTTTACCGAAGCCTTCAAACCGCTTGTTGCCATCTGCCGCAATACCGTTGGCCTTCTCAGTGATGCGCTCGACTTGAGACATCTCGCGGGCCAACGCGACCGGGTCTTGCTGTCCGCCTTGCTGCGGCGCTTCTTGGGACAACTGCGCTCGTAGCTGCTCGTACTGCGCTGCAACCTGCTCTGCGCGGGCTTCGGCTTGGTAGCGTGCTGCTGTGAGTCGATCAATGCGGCGCTCCATGCGCTTGACTACCCGGTTCGGGTCGTCGCGCTCTGCTGCCTCATCGTTTTCCGGTGCCGCGACTTCCGGGTTCTCTTGCGCGGTTGCTTCAGTCGCTGGGATTTCCGGCTCTGCGACAGGTGAGCCGTTGTTTTCTTCGGTCATTGACGTTTCAATGAGACATGGGCGAATCGGCCCAAGACGAAAAAAAGCCCGCCGGGTTACCTGGGCGGGCTGTTGGGGTGAAGCGGTCTATTCGGCCATGTCCTCAGACACAGCGGCTGCGAGTTGCGGGGGTGGTTGCATCTGCTGGATCAGCATCGCAATCATTCCCTTGAGTTCTTCAACGTCCTGTTTGGCGTCGTTGTTCATCTCGGCAAGCTGCAATTGAGTCTGCGAGCGGATCATTTCCAGCGTCTGAGCGGATTCGTACTTTGCCGCGTCTGCCTGGGCCTTGCTTTGCACTTCCTGCATCAACTGCTGGTTCTGCTCTCGCAGCGCTTGGATTTCCTGCCCGGCCTGTTGCATGGCCTGCTCGACTTCAGGCGGGATTTCGGCCTGGCCTTCGTCTTCCTTCTCAAGCGCTGCAACCTGCGGCGGCAGCATCGCCTTAAAGCGCTTTGCCAGCTTCTCCGCTTCGGGGAAGTTGCGCATCTTGACCCAAACGTCACCGATGAGCGACAGCATCTGCGGGTTGCCGTTCACCAGTTCGCTTATCTCGGCTGCGGCTTCAGTCTGCCGCGTCGAGTAGGCCGGGCCAACCACTGCGCGGGCATCGTATCGGCCGGCTCCGGGGTTGATCGTCACCACCTCGCGCCCGTCCTGCCCCTGCTGCTTCTGATAGCCGCGCTGCTGCTGCGGGTCAACCTGCACGAATGTCGATTCGTCGTCTTCGCCAAGGATGCGAACAATCTGCGCCTGGTCATAGATGCGCGGCCACACTTGCGTCAACACCCGGCCCATGTGCGAAATGCTCAGCGCCAAATTGTCGATGTAGTGGAACGAGCCAATCTCTGCCTTGTCCTGCAACGCAAGAACAGCCCGCCCGCTTTGGTTGTTGGGGTTGTTGCCGACCGAAGCCGAGAACATGCCCATGCCGCTCTGAATGTCTGCCTTGGAGCGCTCCGCCAGCGTCACCCAACCCGCAGCAACACCAGCGGGATTGATCCGCGTCGGTGCGTTGATCGGGTTGCCTTGCTCGTCGATGCTGTTGTAGTGCAGTACCGAGATGTTGCCCCGGTTCGCGTTCTTCCACTCAGCTTCGTAGCCTTCGATGGCTTCAGCCGGCGCAACCCACGGGGCTTTAGGCCCGATGGCGACCGCTTCAATCTCGCCATTGCGCTCAAAGTTGTACGCCACCTGGCCGTCACGCACTGGCCGCACGATGCCGCCCAAACGCCGCTTGCCCTCTTCCCACGACTCATTGCCGATGACCGGGAAGATGGGCACGAACTCGGCCGGGAACTCCGACTGCTCTAGCACTTCCTCGCCCGACAGCTTGAACCATTCAACCTTGCGCGACTTCGCAGCATGGGGCACAGGCTCGCCCATCGTCGGATCGGCAGCAGCAGCCTGCCAGTATTCCTCTTCGCTGTAGCTCTTGCCGCCAACGCTGATCTTGTTGGTGGTCGTCTCGACAACGCGGAAGTACTCGCAGACGCGAATGTGATCCTTGCCAAACCAGCCTTGCGAGTCCCAATCGACAAGCGCAGCCTTCGGCCATGCCTTCTTGAACGCCTCGCGGGTGTAGGTTTCTTCCGCAAAGCCCCAACCCGAGTCGCTGCCGTCCATCTCGGTGAAATCAGGGTCCAGCTTGATCGACTTCACATCAACAACGCGCATGATCTTCGCGCACTGCTGGCCGACGACTTCGCTGCCCTGCATCTCTTCAGTGATGAGACGGAAGAAACCGAGCCCACCGCGCACCGCATGATCGAGCGAAGTGATGTAAGCCACCTCCGCCTTGCTCTCGTACTCAGTCTGCCGCGCCAAGCCCTGCAACACCTCGCACAGCTCCACATCGCTGTTGTCGTCAACAGGCAGGAACTTGAGCGCGGGCTTGTTGCGCCGCGCCTGGTTGATGATCTGCCGCACGTACTGGCCGATCTGATCGAACGTCAGGCATGGGCGCCCGTCCATCTCACGCTCGCGCTTCACCTTGTCGGGCCACTGCTTCAGGCATGTCGGATCACTGAAAGCCAGGTCGTCGGACATCAGCGCATAGATCGGCGCCCAGGCTTCGCTCGCGTATTCGTACCGCGTGCGTGCCTCTTCGATGATCTTGTCGCGTTTGGTTGTCATAGACCTAAGAATCCGTCGGTTCCGTGGTGCTGCTGTTGCTTGAATTCAGGACGTGGCCGCTTCTGAGCCCGTCGCGCACCTTCGCAGGCATAGCGCAACGAGTCGATGACGTGGTTGTCTTTGTCTGCCAGCTTCGGCAAGACTTGGTTGGTCAGCTTGTCAACCTCGTAGCTGTAGAGCGTCAGCTCATCAATCAAATGGGCGCAACGCGGATGCACCACGATGTCGAAAGACTTCAGGAACTCGACGCCCTCTTCTAGCGACTTCGCACCCTTGATGGCTGCGAGCATCTTCGGGAAGCCGTGCCGCACCATGTAGCTGATCGTCTCCGGCCTGGCTGAATCCGCCACCGTGGCCCAGCGCTCAGCGTCTGGAACAGTGCGGAACAGGTCAGGCATGAAGTCGATTTCGCAGCCGACCCGGTACGCCTCATGCGGAACGTACAGCGTGCGCCCAACGATTGCGCATTGCACCAAGACAGAAGGGTCTACGCTGAAGCCCCAATCGGCGCCCTGCCTCAGAATCCACTCGGGCTGAATCTCAAACTCTTCGATGCGCCAGTTCTTGAAGACCCGCGCTTCGCTGTTCCTGCGGTACTCACCAAGCCACACATGCGCGTACTTGTCAGGGTCGCGCCGCTTGTCGTACTCCATCTCTTCGCGCAGAACCTGCGGAAGCCACGGGTTATCGAGATAGTTCGCCTGGACAACGATGGCATCGGGCGGCGGGTTCTCACACCGCAACAGCGCATCAATCGGATCAGTGTCTAGGTCAGGATTCCAGCTAAACCAAAGCTGAGAACCGGGCTTGCGGATCGTTGGCCGCAGGATGTCTAGGCTTCGCTGGCTCAGTCCGTGAGCCTCTTCGGTCCATGCTGCGTCGAACCCCTCTAGCGACTTGATCGAATCCGCTGTGTGATTCTGCAAGCCCTCAAAGATCGTTACGCCACCGTTCGACGCAATGATTCGGCGGTCTTGAACATCGAAGTAGGCGCCCGCGTTGTGCGTCTCTATCTTCTGCTCTAGCAGTTTCTTCACCGAGAACTCTAGCGAGCGCTGCACCTCGCGCAAGCACACGCAATCGAACTTCTCGGCGATGCTGCGTCTTAGCCACTTACCAGCGAAGTAATGCGACTTTGACGACCCGCGCCCGCCATGAGCCCCTAGATACCGCGCTGGCTTCTCAAGCGGAAGGAACGCCCGAGCAATCTCAACGCGAAGGATCGACGACAACGCATTCAATCCGCTCGAACTTCACAACGCCGGTATGGTTCAAGTCAACCTTGGTGCCATACGCTTTCGGCTTCAGCTTCTCAGCCCGCCAGCGCTGCGAGTCCAGCACAACCCGCGCAGCATCTGGCTTCAGATCGCCGGTCAGGACGTTCGCCTCAATGTCGGCCATGCCCTCGAACAGCACATCGGCCTGGGCTTCTCGTGCGCGGGCGTACTTGGTGCGGAATTCCTCATCGGCATCGCACCAATCCAGAACTGTCCGTTTTCCCGGCATGCCGTCTCGGCTGCACACGCTGCGGAGGCTTTCGCCGTCTGCGATTCGGTCTAGGACCGCTTGCCTTACTTCTGGCGGATACATGCGTTGGCGCCTTTCGGCAATCATGGCGCTGCCCGCCAAGTGGAAACAAAAAAGCCCGCCGTCTCGGAAGACGCGGGCTCTTACAGACACGGGCGCCTCCGAAATGGATGGGCGACCCGATAGTCGTTGCAAGACTCTAGCTCATTTTCTGCGCTAGCGCAAGTGGTGAGCTAGTCGTTTTGTGCGCGCCTGCTAATTTGATCGTTTAGCGCCTTGAATGCCTCCTGCAGCCGGCTATGCGCTGCCCACGCTTGCTCTGTGATGTCATCAGAGGGCACCACTCCAACCGCAAACTCAACCGCCCACATCAGCGCGATCAACTCGATTGCCTCAAAGTGAAGCACCGCAACATCAGTCGGCTTCATCTGAACCAAAGTTTCAATCTTCATTTCATGCCTTTCGGTTAATCAACATTTGCCGCGCATCCTCAATCAGCCGCGCCAGCCCTTCCATCGTCTCGCCCAGGCTCGTTGCTGCCTTGCGGGGGTTGTTGCGCTTGATGTAACACCACGACAGCGCCAGCCTGTGCGGTGTCGGCAAATGCCCAACGGCTTTCTGGATTCGCTGCGCGTCGAGTCCATCAACCGGAGCCGATGCGGACTCATTGCCCCATTGCTCCGTAGATCGGTACATGGCGAACATCGGGCTAGCCTTGCTGCCGCTTCGGTTGCTACTCCACCGCGCCCAATTGGCTAGGCGCGCGTCAATGGCCTGGTGGCGGTCTGCGACATGCGCGAAATCTACGGCTGTGTGCATTGGTTCCCTAGTTGAATCTCGCCCGCTCTCGGCAGCGCCTTGAGCCACGTAGCCACCGGCCTCTGCGCCTTGGTTCGTCCGCGATCCCACAACGGGCAGCAAACCGCAATGCGCCCTTCGCACCAGTCGCGGCCCATGTCCGTCAGCGCCCACCGGCCACGTTCAGCAACGCCCCAGCCTGACACGGTGTTGACGATCATTCCGAGATTGCCGGCACGCTCTATGCCGTGCCAAAACCCGTCATAGCTCAGTTCCGCGTTGTCGAATGCGCTGGTGTGAACAGGCCCGCCGCCTGCTGCGTAGAGTGCTTTTGTGATGATTCGCCATGCGCTCATTTCGACACCTCTGCAATTTCCACTTTGCACATGCCACCCACCATCGGAGCGCGCCAGATTGCGAGCCCGTCTATCTGGCTGTCGTCATCCCACACCCCGGCATGCGTCAGGCTGTCGAGCATGCTTTTGAGTAGGTTGTCCAGATCGCGGCGGCGCTTGTCGGGCATCCATGCCTCGATCTGCACCGACACGCGGGCGCTTCCGAACTTCGGCCACTTGTGCAGCGCCGCAAGCTCTGCCACGGCTTGCCGGTACTCGCGCCCGCCTTTGCTGATGAGCATGCGACCGCCGACCATGCGCCAGTAGGTGTTGACCGTTGGGGGCCAGGGCATGACGATCATTTCGCCCCCTGCGGACACTTGTTTGAGCGGTGGCCCTCTCTGCCGCACAGAACACACACGTAGCGCGTCATGCCGCCCTCCCAAGGTCAAACACCCATCGCACGGCCCGCGTTGCAAGCGGCTTTGCGCACACTGCGGGGATGATTGACTGCGTGATGCCCCAATCTGGCGCGTCTTCCGGCTCTGCTTCGGCACGCGCCTTCGCACGCCTAGCCGCATCGCTGATCTTCCGCCGCTCGTGCATTGCTGCTGATCGTGCGCGGGCATCGGGAAGCGTCGTCCAGATCGTCGCGCCGTGTGCAACGCGGAATTTCGTGATGCT